CCCTGAACCCCACACCGTTCAGCGCCTTTGACACCGACACTGCCTTTCAGGCAGACGCTGACTCCATGATCAACTTCGTCAAGCGCAAGCTGGGCGACGACATCCTGTCTGTGGAGCTGACCAAGAAGCAGATCTGGGCGTGCTTTGAGGAGGCGACGCTGGAGTACAGCTCCCTCATCAACCAGTACCAGGCGAGGTCCCAGCTCTCCAACTTCCTGGGCACTCCCACGGGATCCATGACGGGCGCTGAGGAGAAGTATCCGCGGGACACGCTTGAGTACCTCGCTCGATTCGCTGAGCCGTACGCGACAGAGGCGGGCGTGGGAGGCTCCTACAACTCCCTCTCGGGATCCATTGCCCTGGAGGATGGGCGACAGGACTACGACTTCTACGAGGAGCTGAAGGACGGCGCGGGCAACCTCATTATCTCCTCGTCGCTGAATCCAGACGGAGCAGGCAAGGGCAGGATGCGCGTCATGGAGGTCATGCACTTCAGCCCGCAGGCAGCGTACCGCTTCTTTGACACCTCCTCAGCGATCAACTACCTGAACAACGAGTTCAGCTTCGAGTCCTTCACGCCTGAGACGATCTTCTACGTCCTGCCCGTCTTCGAGGACATCCTGAGGGCTGGCATGCTTGACGTGTCCAACAGGGTCCGAAGGTCGAACTACTCCTACCAGATCATGGGCACGAAGCTTCGAATCTTCCCGACGCCCACGGTCAACCTGCCAAAGAACCTCTTCCTGCGCGTCAGGTTCAGGCAGGATCCCCTGAATCCCCAGCGTCCCGACCCCACCGTCTACGGCGTCTCAAACCTGTCCAACGTGCCCTTTGGAAACCTTGTCTACAGCAGAGTGAACTCGATCGGAAAGCAGTGGATCAAGCAGTACACGCTGGCACTGTGCACAGAGCTTCTTGGGACGATTCGATCCAAGTTCTCCACTGTGCCCGTCCCAGACTCCGATCTCTCGCTGAACGGATCTGACCTTGTGACCCGAGGCAGGGACGACAAGGAGAAGCTCTACACGAAGCTCAAGGAGATGCTGGAGACGCTCACCTACGACAAGATCGCTGAGGTCCAGGCGACCAAGGCAGAAAACATCATGAAGCACCTCAAGACCATCCCGATTCCGATCGGGAAGGCCATCACCATGGGGTAGCAGATGGCGCGCCTCTTCATCACCAAGCGGGAGATCGACTTCATCAACGACATCACCAAGGAGGTGATCAAGGATGTTGTGGGTCAGAAGATCTACTACTACAACATCTCGCTGATCAAGTCGAAGGTCCACGACCTGTACGCTGAGTCTCCCGAGAAGATCTTCGAGATGCCCGTCGTTATTGACTGCTTCGTGAAGTGGCAGTCTCCCGAGATCCGGACCAACAACTTCGGAACCGAGGAGTACTACAAGATCGAGGCGTACATCCAGGGCCGCGACATGATTCAGCGTGGGATCAACATCAACATCGGAGACTTCTTCTCTTACGGAGACGTCTTCTTTGAGGTCACGTCCGTGTTCACCATGCGCAACATCTACGGTCAGGTGGAGCACATTGACGGATGGAAGGTGGCAGGCACTCAGTCCCGTCAGAGCAACTTCGTGTCGAAGGTCTTTGGTCCCACCTCTGAGGAGCACACCGACAGGGACGCGATCCAGGGAGACTTTCACCAGCAGCGCGGATTCGAGAACAACGAGGAGGGAGGCACGGGAGACTCGCGAGACCTTGTGCGTCGCGGTGTTCTCGATCCACCCATCTCTGGCCCCGCCAAGGTCCTCACCCGAGACGGCAGGGACATCGACGACGCGTCCTTCTACGACGAGACATAAGCCATGGCAACGCCCACACCATACGCGGACAATGGATTCGTCAACGACCAGGTCACGCCGGCGAGGCACGTGGGAGACAACGTCGCCGACTTCCACATCCCGTCCGCCGGCATTGAGGACGTCGATCGCGCCGTGTACGACCTGTTCAACGAGCAGATCCCGTTCCAGGTCGAGCAGCGCGGGAAGCAGGGCAATCTGACGCAGCCCGCGAAGGGCGCGAGCGCAGCGATCGTCCGAGTCCCAGTCATCTTCGCGACGGGCGAGCGTTTCGCGCACGTCAAGCGCCTGCTGCCGTTTCGAGACAACAACAACACCATCATCCTGCCCCTCATCTCTGTCGGACGGAAGGGTCTCGAGATCGGCACGCCGCGCCTCATGCCCTCCATCAGCCACAGGGCGGTCACCGACTTCACCCTCGCCAAGAGGCTGGCACCCGAGGATCGGGACTACCAGCGGCTCATCAACAAGATGCACTATCGGAACGCGGACGACATCGCGTCCCGGTCGAACTTCGCGCTCCAGGATGTCGCTCCTGGCAATGAGGCTGTGCCTGGCGCTGTAGCCTCACGGCGCAATGAGGGAAACCTGTCCTTCAATGATCCAGAGAGCCCCCAGCCGCTCCTCAGCAGGCTCGGAGACAACATCTTTGAGATCATCACGATGCCGTACCCGGTGTTCTTCTCGGCCTCGTACGAGGTGACCTTCTGGACACAGTACACCCAGCACATGAACACCCTGCTCGAGATCCTCGCCGGCGCAAGAGTGGGACCAGGCATGGACTACAAGGTGAAGAGCAGGAAGGGCTACTTCTACATCCTCGAGATGGAGCCCAATGTCTCGATGAACAACAACTTCGATGAGTTCACAGAGAACGAGCGGCTCGTCAAGAGCTCTCTGACCTTCAACGTGATGGGATACATCATGGCGTCGAGCCAGCCCGGACAGGCTCCGCCGTTTCGCAGGTACCTGTCGGCGCCAACGATCGACTTCACCACAGTGCAGACGTCAGGCGCGGTCGAGATTCCGCTTGACAATCAGGTGCCGTCTGGCGACGCGTCCAAGTTCCTCCTGTCTGACCTGAAGGAGATTGACTACCGCGGACGCGATGTAGTCCCCCGCGGGACCCAGAACGCGACTGTGCCCGACACAATTCATGACCCATTTACAGGATCCCGCGTGAGAGTCATCACGTCCAATCCCAGGAAGGGAGAGACTGTTGCGTCTAGCCGTCTCGTCGTGGATCTAGAAAGGTTCGGCCGCTGACACTTGCGTTCCTTCTCAATACTTAGAAGGACCTTAAGACTGCGGGAGCGTATTGATGGCCGAGCAGACTTTCCTCTCTCCGGGATTCTTCGAGACCGAGATCGACCTCACGCAGCGTGTCCAGGAAGTGACTGGCACGCCCGGTGGTGTGATCGGGTTCGCTGAGAAGGGCCCCGCCTTCGTGCCCGTCACTGTGGGCTCGTTCACAGACTTCCAGAACAAGTTCGGCACCCTCAATGAGGAGATGCCCGCCACCTACGCGGTGAACGAGTTCCTCAAGCACAAGAGCGCGCTGACCTTCGTGCGTGTCCTGGGAGCTGGCGGAAACACGACTGCGGGAGACGTGACGACAACTCTGGCGCAGGGCACTGTTCGCAGCGCGGGATTCAAGATCACGCCCTCCTCCGTGACGGGCGCAACTGGAGACAGCAGGCACAAGGGCGCAGTGCAGTTCCTCGTCGCCAAGCACACGGTGACCGCAAACGAGGCGATCGGCTTCCCCGTCTTCAGCGACAACGACTCGTTCACCGTGGGCGGCGGATCAGACTCCGTCAATCTGGTCCGCGCGATCATTCTCACTGCCTCCGGCACACGCGTCCACGTCCTCGATCACAATCAGAACTTCACAGTCGCGAACACTCTGGACGACACAGCCACCATCGGCGCCTCCACTCTCACCAACGGTATGGCGAGTAAGTTCAAGCTCGTCGTCTCTTCATCCGCCCGCGGGTACGGCATCGCCGAGACCGAGACGGGTATTCGCATCTACACAGCGTCGCTCAATCCGAGGAGCAACGACTACGTCTTCAACGTCCTGAACACCGACCCCAAGGCCTTCCAGAAGGAGGAGCACCTCCTCCTCGCTCACTTCCCAGTTGAGCCTGAGATCGCCGGCGTGGCAACCTCGGGACAGGTCGTCGCGGTGGCCTCTGGCAGCATCAAGACCTCCTCGAGCTCAGGCGACACCTCTCTCACCATGCTCAACGCCTTCGGACGCTTCGACACGAGGTTCAAGACCGCAAGGTCGCCCAGCTTCATCTCGCAGCCCTTCGGCGACGTCGAGCACGACCTCTTTCACTTTGAGGCCCTGAACGACGGAGTCTCGGGCAACAGCCAGGTGAAGGTCTCGATCGCAAACCTCAGGAAGTCTGAGGACATCAACAACCTCTACGGCACGTTCGACGTCCTCGTCCGCCGCTTCAGCGACTCCGACAGCAACATCCAGGTTCTTGAGCAGTTCCCCCTCTGCGACCTCAATCCGCAGAGCGACAGGTACATCGGAAGGATCGTCGGCGACCGCAAGGTGTATTACGACTTCGACTCAGAGAACGAGGCTGAGCGTCGCTTCATCGTTGACGGGCAGTATCCGAACCGGTCGGTCTACGTTCGGGTCGTCCTCGCAGACACAGTCAAGCTCAAGACTGTCCCCGCTGTCTCACTTCCTTTCGGATTCAGGGGCGTTCCGGTCATCAAGACCAACGACACCCTCACAGACAGCACGACCGTCTTCCCGGGCCTCTCGTTCGCGGGTGACAGGATTGGATGCCAGAAGAACGACGCAAACGTCGATCCCTCGTTCGAGAAGGCAATCCTTCCTCCCATCCCCTTCCGATTCAAGGTCACGAGGGGCGCTGTCGCCAGCACAG